ATGAATTTGCACTAATATCTGGCATTAGTCTCTCCTAGATTCCACCGAAGATACTACCTGAGACACCCCAACCGAGGAGTGTTACTGGAGCTTCGGCATCGTTTTGTGTAAAAGCAAACTGCATCATCTGTGCTTTGCGATGCATGTTATATCGAAATTCGTTTAACGCTGGCCCGGTCCAATACATTGTAGTTCCAAGCGGATTACTCGGAGCCCAATTAAAAGCACCCCATGTGGATGCAACGCCGGGTACTACTTTGCTAACGGTACCAACTTCATCAGGGGCAAGGTCGTATAATGCCCCAAATTGAAAATCATAAGTTTGTGCTCTACCTTCAGCGTATACTTTAGCAGTTTTATACAGCTTTTTAATCATAGGCTGACCAAACATATAAGGCCGACTTACAAGTCGCATATAAATCTTATTGGCTGCAGTAGTAGCACTCACCCCATTCCACACTGTTTTATAGTCAGTACCACTCTGATTCATCTTATAGTATTGACCTTCGGTTGTTGCAGACCCAAAGTAAATATCTAAACCCCCATCTGCGGTAGCTTCTGTTTGAAAAAAGCACCCAGCTTTAATCCCGGGCATATCTGCATCTGGACCCGCTTCATAGGTTGTCCAACGAAATGCGGGGTACTGCTGATAGTCACCAACTAATACTACATCTGGCTCAGTTGAGTTGATGTCTTTATATAGAGTTAAATAAATTCGACGGTATTTGGTGTCATTAACGGCGCTAAGTTTAGACGCCTTGTCATTAGTAAAATCTGAATTTAAAATAAGAGACTGAATTGTACTTGCGATAGGTCTAACATTTTGCCCATCGGTTGCATAAATGTTATCACGTCCTAAAAACACAAGCTCATCAAATACCTGACATTGGGCATTGTGTGAAACGGCCCCTACCGTTTCGGAAATCTCTCGGTAAATGTAAACCACGTTATCTTCACTATTTCCAAGATCTGGAAGACCAACTTCTTCTAAGCGACCAATAGAACGCTCTTTAAGAATAATTGGCACCCCTTTAATCTGCCCTGCCCCTACCATACCGTCAGCAGCACCAAACTTACCTTCGACAGAAAACTCATTTTGTACAGGAAAGCTTTCTGCTAATGGGCCTTCTAAACCGATTTTAGAAAATCGACCACGGTTAATTCGCGAATGAAATAGTAGCAATCTATTTCTCGATACCGTAGGAAATCTTGCTTCTTGATAACCATCATACTCTTCTAATTGAGTATTATCCAAAGGCATTTGCTCAGCCTCAAGAGCATTATCTGGTACGTCTGATACATATGTCGTAACATTCCCAGCAATCTCTTTTTCTAAAAATAAAATATTGCCGTTTGTTACCGTTCTCCAAATGCGGGTATATATGGTAACGTGTTGCAAATAAGGTAGACCATAATCAGGAAATGCTCGTAGTGCTAATGAAAGTTTTCGATTTGCGCTATCGGTTGACGTAGGTAACGAGACATTTGATGGACTGCTTTCGGCTAATAAACGATTATCAAAATTGGATCTAAAGATATAAGTATATGCGTATACGTATTGACCGACATTTAACGCATCACTTCCGGCGTATGCCACTGGCGTTGCAACTGGCGTATCCACTTCGTTACTTACATTTACAGGATACTTAATTCCTAGCGGTCGTGTGTATAAACCATTCTCTTCATAAACAAAGGGATCATCGACCCCATTGGCAACATATAAGCTATTATTAATTTGTGCAAATGCAGGTCGTCTAGTTGGTGAAATATTTAATACCACATTTGATTCGTCTGTAAACGGTGCAAAGACACCACCAGAAATTTTACCAAGTCGTCCTACACCACCGCCGCCTGAAATATTATTTGTCGCGTATAGTAAAATCTCAACCGTTGGCGTTGCTTGAACGGTAGTTCTTTTACGATACTCAAGTCCCTGTCTAATAGAAAAACCACCAATTACGTTTGCATCACTAAATTGATTTAAATAACCATCGCGTTTCGTATACCCGCCTGTAACCCCAAGGTTAACATTAACTGCCGTGCGCACGTACCCGGGCGAGAGTAGATTAATTGGGGAAGACGTATCAAGACCCTTAGCGTCTTGGTATTCTAATTCTTCAGTGTAATTCCTAGTTGACATTATACAATATTCCAGCTAGTACCGTTTGATACTATCGTAATGGATTCATAATTGATTACCATCACGTAGTTTGCGTTTGAGTCAATTAACTGCCCGCTACTTGGAACAATAGTAATATTGTTCGCTGCAGCGTTGCCCGTTTCATCTTTAATAATATATTTCTTTCCAGAACCGGCAACCGAGGCAAGGGGTAGGTTGATGGTTACAGCGCCGGTATTGGTATTGCAACCAAGATAATAATCCGTGGCTGTGACTTCTACCGTGCCAGTTAAATCCATGCGGGCATTGAAAGTCGTGGTGCTGCTGCTAGTCCCGCCAGAGATTGGGAACGAAGTCGGATACTGAGAGACCTCATAAATTTCAAACATGCTCTTAATTCGTGGATCTTCAGATCCGCCGATATTCAGCATATCAGCTTGTATGTCTTGTCTAATTAACAGCATAGCTTCCTGCTTTTTGGAAGCAGCGCGGTCATCGTTTTCTCGATCTAATGCCTGTGCCTTAACGTACTCCATAAACGCTTCTTGGTAGCGAAGGGGTATTTCAGGACTTGTCGAGTCAAATTCAACATCATTGTTAATAGGGGCTTTTAAAACCGGGGTAATCTTGCCGTCAATTTTTAACGTAGCGATCTTGGTCTTAGGTGGCCAAATCTCAATTTTGTTGTCGCCTGCAATTGCCCAGTACAGAGGCGGCTCATTTGCATCCCCATCATTAGCATCACTGTCTAATCTGCGTATTGCATTTAAATCTGTTTTTCTTAAGTAAATATTGTCGGTTTCAGAGCGAATACTTTCAATGTCGGTTGCTGCCATAAAATACCCAATAGTTGCAGCAGATAGATCGTACTGTTTGGTATTAAGAGCAGTAATCAAAGTCAAGTTGGTCTTTTTAAGAAATGACCAGTCATGCATTTTGTAGTATCGCATTTCGGCCATAACAATCAATTGTCGGACATAATTTTTAAATTCTGTAGAATCATTGCCAACGTATGCAACGACATGATCTACAATTTGTCCGTATGTAAATCCACTATAATTAGGCATCCGCTAACCTCTTTGCAATTTCAATTTTACCGAAGAACCCTGCACGGTCGTAGTCGGATTCTCCAAGCCCTTTGCAATTAAAAACTTTGCGAACCTTGTCAAGCGTTGCTATCTTTTTTTCTACGAGTAGCAGTGCAATTGAGCGCCAACCCATAACAGATAACTTTGTATAGTTCATATTAAATATATCATATTCTGGGATAAAGTCAAGACAAATCGCAGTTACAAACGTATCAAATTCACCCCGTTCTAAAGCGTCTAAATATTTGGCATGTCCAGCGTGTATAATGTTTCTGTCTGATTTTTGAACATTTACCTGTGCGCGCTTGGGGTTTTTAAAGTATAACCCACCGAACTTATACCCGTTTTCGCGAGTATCTGGTCTATCGGTTTTAACAAATAGTCGGGTATCTAGTCGTCGTAGCTTACTTTGAAAATCTGTTAATAACATAGTCGGTTGATTTAATGGTATTAGTGTAAACAATTTAAAGTCGGGGGTAGGCCGAAACCCACCCCCTTCCCTAATTAGAGCAACGAAGTAGCCCTGATTCGGATAACTCGCTTGGAGTTAGCATCTAAGTACTTCACAGCAAAGCCGTGAATCTTATAACCAACTGTAGCAAATTGATCCAGAGGATCAGCAGTACCTGCGGAACCCTGTCTCTTGACAAACATCTTCATTGCATCGCCGTTAAGCTCTACAACTCCGAATGCTTCTTCGCCGATGACGAAAGATGAGCAAACATCTTTTCCAGCATCGCCTTGTCCTACTTCCGTAGGCATTTTGTCAGAAACGAGGAATCGCATTCCGTACATTCTTCCGATTTCTCCGTTAAGAAGAGGCTTGTTATCCACATTTTTGTGAATATCTAACCAGCTTCCACCAGTACTATCTGTCAACAGATCATACTCGGATCGTGGGTGAAGAACGCAGACATAATCACCAGACTCATGTGGTCCAATGAAAGCAGCTTTTTGGCTGATCATTGCTTCCACTAACTCTTTGTGACTTAGTACAGCAGCTGGGGGAGTTAATCCACCAACTTGCTGCACTGCAGCGCTCATTCGAAGTTCTTGTACAATAAGCTCTTCGATTGTTTTAGATGCTGCGATACCAAAGCGCTCTGATAAATTTTCCAACACAGGATCGATTGCTACGTCTGATAACATATCAGCAACGCGAGCAAACTGTCCGTATTGTTTAATATCAGCAGTTACGCTTGAGGTTTGGAACGCAGTTGCATCTGGGATTTGGCCTTCTGATAATTCGCTACCATAGCTAGTAATAGATGCAGAAGCTGCATTGATTACGTTACCAGTTCCAATTGATGCATATCTTAGCCATTTAACCTGTTTACCATTTCCTTTTGGAAGTCTTTGTTTCTTTCCAAGAGGCATAAGGACTAGACGAGGTTCCAATGTGCTAAGGAGTTTTTTCTCATAATACAGGTGCAGATAATTTGCGTTATCTGATACCTGTGTCGATACCGTTGAGGTATTCGGGTATGAAATAGGCATTTGTTACTCCTAATCGTCAGCTCGGCCTAAAGCTTTCCTCATTTCGTCTAAAGATAGACTTTGAAATGGGACTGCTCTATCGCCTTTCGATACAGCAGATTCAGACTGAGCCCGTTGTTTTTCAGATCGCACAGAAAGACCATCCTTCTGTACGCGCTCAACGGCCTGCTTTGCGTAGTAATCTACGTCTGCTCCACGAGACATCAAGTCTAAAGCTCTTAACACTTTAGCAGAGTTAAGATACTCTGGCTTTACAATGTCTTGCAATTCAGAAGCAAGCTGTTGCATAAGTGGTTCTCGACGGGAGTAGTCTGGATTTTCCTTTTTCTGTTTCCAGTAATATTCAGAGCCTTCGGCTTGAATTTGCTGAATTGTTTGTTGCTTAAGTTTGGTATTCACCGATTGATTTAAGCCTTTAAGCGCTTGCTTAATAGCTTCTTTCGGATCTTCCTCAAACTTTCGCTCAAAGACAGAAAGTGGGTCCACTTCTTCTTCCATCTCAACTACTTTTGGAGGTCGCTGTGTTGGCATCTGCGATTGAGCAATTCGTTCTCGCTCAAGCGATCGATACTGTTCCTCTAACGACTCCCTCTCTTTTCGAGTAGAACCCAATTCAGAAGCGAGCCTTCCGCGTTCTTTTTCAAGCTCACGGTAAGCATGGATAATCTCCAAAGGAGACTTTCCAACGAACTTCTCTGGAATTGCGTTTGCCTCTACCACCGCTTCAGGTTGACCTTGAGTAGAGATCTCAGGGGCCTGTGGCTGTTCTACAGCCTGACTTTCTTGCGAGGTCGCTTGTGGCTGCGCGATTTTCTCGTCTATCATGTTATCCTCCTACAGTTTAGCCCTATTCAGGGGACTGGTTTTTTTGTTCTTCCAAAGCTCTGCCTTCGGCGATCTTATAATCGACAAAGGTCAGAACATTTTGGTAAGCTTTTACGGCTTCTTGGAGGCGCCGAAACTTTTCAAGATCTTGCTCATAAGCAAGTTTCTCTTTTAAATCAATGCAAGTACTCTTTAATAAATTCTCAAGTATTGCCCAACCCGGAGCCACTTTTAACGACTTTAGCAGTAAACCTTCTTCGATAATTCGATTTACTTCTTCGTTTTCGTATTCATCCTTACCAGACAATTCTCCAGTAAGTGGGTCCCAGACTTTTATTTGTTCGTTTTCGTAGAGCATATTATCCTAATCCTAAGCCTGCAAGAGCATCAAGGGTTGGTTGCACACCTAAATCAGGTTGCCCTGCGTTTGGTTGCGGTGCTGCCATACCTTGCTGCTGATTGACGGCTTGCTGTGCTGCCAATTGTTGCATTTGCATTTGTTGTCGTTCTTCAGGACTATTAACAAATCGCTTGATTTGGCGACCTAGTAAAGGTCTCAATAATGCCTCTAGGATTACTTCACTTTTAATCGTGCCGGGCTGACTGCTTTCAACGGCCTGTAAAATCTGAGACACGGTTTGGATTTTTTGAAACTGCCCCTCTGGGCCCCCGGATTCCAATGTCGTCTCAACAAGGAAATCGAAGGCCCTGAAAAATGCGTCTGGCGGTAACTCAACAAATGGATTTGGTGTATTAGGATCTAGTACACGAACCCACTGGTTATTAGTTACAAACTGTCTATTAGTAAGCAGCATTAATTTAGCTACTTGTTTAAAATACATTTCTGCTAGCATTCTAGCTTTTAAGCTAATTCGTGAACTAGCAAAGCTTTGGATAAAGTTAACGCCGGTTGCGGAGCGACCAAACTGCTTACCGAGGTTACTTGCTACAGGTGCTGCATTTACCATCGCGGTAGCGTTTTGGATGTCGTTCTGGATGAACGCCATTTCCTCGCGCGAACCAATTGACGGGTCCATGGGTGGTAAAGGCTTAATCGCATTGATATCATTAGTCCAGATAACCCCATTCGGTCGTGAGAACAAACTCTTAGTATTGATACCTGCCGCACGATCAGCGATCCACATGGGATTAACAGACAAGTTAATATTGTCAAGCCGTGCGTTGCGAAGGGTGTTAGCTTCTTTAATGAGCGACCTAACGGCCATAAGTTCAGGGATTCCATAAAACTCCGATTCGCGCATGTAATTTGGACATGCGACAAAAGGCTTAAACTTATAGTCGTAGAAATTTTGCTCACAACGAAGTACGACGTCACCGTTTGCAATAACGATTATATACTCTTCAAAGTTACCATCTTGATTAAGGTCAAATAAGCCCCAGTATTCCCATACTTCAATAGCCCCTTCATCTTTACGTTGGTAATCGTTATCGTTAAGACGCTCAAACTCATCTTTGTATGAGTCGGAGTAGTAAGGGGTAGACCATGCGTCAAACCCTTTAACCGAGACGCTCATTTCTAGCTCATCGAGGTTTTTATAAAGGGGGTTGTTTTGCAGGCTAACCAAAGTCTTGTATGTACGATGTACGCACCCGCGCATGCTGGCCACGTCGCCGGGACGTTTGATTGACCAGTCTGGAAAAAAGTCGTAAATAGGAATTAGCTCTAGGTCTGGCCCGTCAAATAACACTTCTACTTTAGGCATTTTTACCGACGTCTCAACACCTGACTGCGGGTCAACTTGAGTCATTCGTCGAACAGTTTCTAGTTCTTTATAGCGATAAGGGACCTTTGCAAAGGCTGTCCCATCAAGAAGCATTGCTTTGATAAAAGCAGCTGTCTTAGACTGAAATCCCATTTCTTCAAACTGGTGAATATGGAAATCAGTCATAGCATCTTCGAAAACCGCGTCTTCTGCCCCCTGCCCCTTAAACTGTATAACGCTACCGCCTCTAAAAAAGATATCGACTAACTGCGGAGTCTGGGTTTCAATAATAGTAAAACCAAACGGCAATTTCAAATTAGCGCGTTGCACAAGTGAGCGTGTTGATGGAGACCAGTTTTCATACATTTCACGCGACTGGCGTGCGAGTTCCAAATGCGGATCGCGATAATCATCGCTATTTTTCATAAACGCTCGAACAACACGAATAGCGTGCAATTCTTTTGTTCGTTCCTGCGGCTCGTTTATATCTCTATCAAAAGGATTTTGCATGTGTTACCCTATTATAAACCCAGTTTCGGGATCGATCATATACTCAGCAGGTTCATATGCCCCGTGATCATCGTTGTCCCAAGTTCTAGCACTACTCATCTCTTCTGCTAAAGCTGCGGCCATTACAAGATCATCGTGTGCATCAGCGGTTGCCTGACGTTTAACAGTGCCTCCGCTTTTGCCGGAAATCTGTACAAAGGTTGACATCTCTGATACAAGCTCTTTATCCAAGATTATCAGTTTACCTTCTTTAGCAGCTGACTTGAACTTTTCGGTAATCATTATCTTGGTCTGATTCGTTGTAACAAAGCCGACTTTCTTAGTCGGTTTATTTGTCATTTCGTCTATCGTCGATCTTTTGTAGAGATTGCGATAGCCCATCTCTTTTAAAACGTGTAGAACTACATGCCCATGATTATTGGCTTCAACGCATGCCCAAGCATTGTTATAAAATTTCCCAAGCTTGTACAGTTCTCTAGCAAAATCAGCAGGAGCAAGGTCACCCCAAATGCGAGCAACCAACTTGTTAGTCTTGTTGTCTTTAACATAGGCTGCTCCATTGTCTTGTCCTACGCCGCCACTAGGGTCGGCTCCCATTGAGTACGTGTGTGATGGATCTGGCTCTTCCCAGATAGCGATAGCCCCTTTAGGATCATCGTGTATTTCCATCTTGTTACCATCTGCAATTAGATGACCTACAAAAATTGGATCTCGAGTATTGCGGTCTTGCATCTTTAAGATGCTACTTGAGAATACGTTTGCATCCCCGGTTAAGAAGCAGTCCTGATCATTTGTAGGATACTCATTCTCAAAGAGTTCCTCATCTCCTCCGCACTTTGCTTCTATACACCAGCGACGCCAGAAAATATGCGCTTCGTTAATCTTACCTTTGTAGCTAGCTAGTAGCTCCCGCTCTCGGTTAGTAAGTACTGCATCTTCCGGCATGTCCCAATCTTCCGGGTTTTCCGGATAGTGTTTATACCATGGAACAAAGCAGCCTTTGTAAGGAGCAACAGCTCCCTTAGCTCTCCAGCTTTGCCAGAGGCGGTAAAATTCTCCTGAACGCCCAGCAGCGGTTGACTCTAAAGTAATCTCGCCGTTATCTGGTACTCCGTTTAGCGATCCTACGAGCCGGTCTTTTTCGATACGGGCCGCTTCCGAAACGTGCATGAAATGAATCGTTTTACCTCGGAAATCATGAAGTACAAGAATAGAAGACTCCAAGGGACGACCAAGACCATCGCTAGCAAAACTAAGCGCCGTATTAGAGTCGCTTTTTTCCACTGGCTTGTAAAGATGCCCCCAATCACGGATAAACCAATTATAACAGAATTTTGTGATATCGTTAAAAATCGTTTTAACAACTTGCAATTTATGGCACAGAATGCCAGTCCTCATGTTGCTTTCCCAGAGTGCGTAATCTAGGGCTCTGATACAGTTTAGCGTTGTAAAGCCAACCTGTCTGCACTTTAGGATAATGTTTCTATGAGCCTTCGTTTTTAAATACTGCTCTTGTGGCTTATTAGGCACAAAAAACTTTGCTTGCTTAGTAAGCTTGTCTTGCACGCGGTACAGGTTTCTAACCCGCTCTTCGTGTCCTAGCTCTAACATAGCATCCCGAAAGGCCAGCATGCCCCTCTCTGGCCCTTCGAGTTCTGCTATCTGTAAAACCTTTTCGTAGGCTTCTTGAAACTTTTTTGTAAAATGTTTTGCCATTAAAATCCAACACGGTCGATGTCCAAATACGTGTGTGCCTCGTTGCCGTAAACAGTTGCACTTCCAGTGCCAGTGCTTCTAGAAAACTTTAGCTCAACATAATCGTTAAACTTTAAGTCAACAATTGTGCTGCCTGCTAAACTTAAACCCATCCCACCAGTAAGATTGTGTGCTTGCTGCAAAATTGCAGTGTTGGCCCCATTTACTGACAAGATTAATGCAGGGTCTGCGTTGTTCCATAGCGAGCCTGCTGGTTGCACCGTAATCTTTGCAGAGATACGGTATTTACCCGGCAGTGTAACCTTAAACCGTGTACTAGTTCCAGTACCATAAACTAACTGCTCTGACTGAAACGTAGGAGACGAAAGCCCTAGCACGTCAATTGCACTTGGTGCTACCAGCTGATTTGCTGGAAGATAAAATCTTCCGGTTGCTGGAGTTACAGCAGCTTCTTTGCTAACGCCTTGCTCGTCGACTTGGTATAGTATGCCGTCTTTAATAAACAGCTCTACTGTGCCAGCCTGTGGAGCGGTGTTAGCTTGCTTTCTAGTGCGCAGCCGTAAGCTATCTAGAGCGTATACGCTGCGACCGTCTTGTAGTTTAACGAATGACATTATACGTTACGACCCAAAGTTGTTTGGAATTCTTGAACAATTGCGTATAATCTTCCAACTTGCGCAAGAGTTAATCCTTTTCCAATGCTTGCAAATGCATAATTTCGAGTACTATAGTCAACTACACTTGCACCTGATTTTCTAGCTCCAATAGTAATTGTCTCGGGAAATGTAAGCGATTCGGAGTTTACTGCAGCAGAATTTGCTTGAATTGCCGTATTTCTAAAAAATACCTGATTTGTTGATGTTGTTCTACTTACTGCAAATAGACCTTGAGTATTAGTTACTAAATTATTTACAGATGTTTGAGTTGCACTCGCTGCAAAACGTGTAGGGTTACTTGCAGCAGCAGTCCGAATTGAAAAATGCGATCCTTTGGTTCCACCAGCAGCAATTTCTGCTCCAATATCGGTAGCCGTTACAGAAGAATTAGTTCTGGAATATATCGATAAATGTTGATTATTTTGAAACAGTAAATTACCAGCAAGATTAGTATCTCCGTAACCATCTATACCATCACCCGTAATACCATTTGCATCATGTGTTACAGTTCCACTCCAAGTAATTTGATACTCTGCTGGATTTTTTAAATTATAACTATGAGATGCAGAGGAACCACCAACAAAAGGATAAATTGCATACATTGCATCCCACAAACCTTGGGATTTTAAGGATGAAATGAGAGTTGCAATTGCACTGCGTTGAGTTGAATCAGAAATTGAGGCTGTAGTAATAAATGAAACATAATCTACATCTTCCGGATTAATAATAAACCAAGCAATGGATTGATCTGCGGCAACATTGCTATCATGCTCCAGTTTAAATGAGCCAAGAGCTTTTGTTGTAACCGATACGTAATCTGTACTTGTTTGATTTGTCGCTAAAATAATCGAGTTTGGTCCGCAAGCATTGGTAGTAACTGTTACCTCGGCAGTACCATTTGCAATTGTAGCTAATCCAGCAGCAGCATTATTTCCAGTTGCCATTTGCAGACTTCGACCAAGAGATGCAATACTTAAGTTTCCGGAAGAAACTTCAACACTTTGTGCGGGATTAAATTTGGCATTTCCAGTGTAATCAATTTCAAAAACTTCTGTATCATTTTGATTTTGTGCAGACATCAGGGCTGGTAATATTGTTAAACTACTTAAGTTATACGCGGCATCCACTGCAGAATCTACCGTTAATTTATGCCCATTATTACCATACGTGGGTGTGTTTGAATCATTCAGAACGGTAGGGCTTTCTGCAATAATTTTTCGAGTAATGTCTAATTGTCCAGACTTGGTCAACTGTATTTTATCTCCACGCCCCATGCCTAAGCCACGAAATGTCCGTAAAACTACGGTACTTCCGGAAAAAAAGGAATTATTAAAAATATCAACACTAGAATCAGTTAAAATAGTTCCATTAGTACCTACCGCTTCTTCATACCCATGCACGGAAACTATCCCGCCATCTAAAAAATACCCGGGATTTGCGACATTGCCAACATGCACTTTTTTTCGAAACGCCGCCGTAAAAAATCTTTGTAATCCTAGAACACCTAAACCGTTATGTGCAAGTAGTCCAAAATGTCCTGCTACATCATTAAACCAACCTTGGGATGACTCAGCTGAACCAAAGGATGTTGGGCGATGTAAGTACATTTGACTTCGGTCTACACTTAAAAATGTAACTGGAGTTTGTGTATCCCAGCCAAATTTTAAACCGGCAGTTGATGTATTACTGATTGTAAAATTAGGCACACCAATCAAGCGAACTTCCGCAAGTGAACTTTGACGTAAATCAAAACGAATTCTTTCTCTATTTAATTTACTTCCAGAAAAAAGATTATCGGCTTCTCGTGCGGAAAAAGAGATTTGCCCCTCTGCAGGACTATATATTCCTAAAGTAGGATCGTTGGCAAATTGTATTGGAGGACTTGCAAGAGTCCCTGCTGGAATTGTAAGAAGCCCAGATTTAGATACGTTTAAGGCATTTGTACTCGAATTTACAAAACTTGTGTGTGATGGCTCGATATAAATTTCACGCGAAGACCCGTCCCCCATAACACGAGAAACTCGTACTTGTGTTGATGTGATTTTTTGTAATATAACGGCCCGCTCACTAAGACCATTTAAATAAATGACATCCCCAATTTGCAAAATATTTGTAATATCTGTATCAGTATTAATTAAAGTTTTATCAACGGGGTTAAGAGTCGGATGATAAACAGGATTGGCGTATGGAACATACATAACTCCAGTTGCGATATCGGGCAATTCCTTTGCATTAAGCGCTGCTTTGGTATTGGCGGAATTAAATACTAATCTGTTAACACCCATGTTAAGATCTTGATTAACAGCCGTAGGCGCGGTCAAGTTATCTAGCGTTAAGCTAGCACCTGCAGGGATAGCTGCAATCTCTGATGCAACATGATCATGTACCGCATCACTTGAGATCGGATTCTTCTGACCGTCTGTTACTGTTTGGGATAGTGGTTTGTATGACATTTACTTACTCTCCTAAATTAGATAATGAACCAGTTTGTGCCATCTGACACAAGGGTTAAAGCTTCATAGTCTACTGCCATGACGTAGTTTGCTGCGCCATCGATAGTACCTGAAACTGTGATATTGTTAGTTGAGGCGTCTCCGCTCTCGTCTTTGATTACAAGTTTTTTACCAGCAGCTGCCGTTGGCAAGTTGACTGTCTTTGCAGCTCCTGAGCAATCGACTCCAACATAGAAGTCGTCGTCGGCTACAGTGATAACATCTGCTGTTCCCGCTTGCGCGTGAGCAGAGTTTACGATAAGTCCGCATGAAAGATCTAAATTGTTTGATGCACTAATTTTAGCAGCTTCGGCTCCTGCGACTTTGAAAATCAACTCGCCGTCAGCGCCAGTACCGTGCTTAAGTCCACCTTGAATTGTAACGTCGCCACCGTCGTGATTTCCTGTAAGACCATCACCCCCGCGAAGAAGGATGTCGTGCTGAGCAGAGCCAACGCCGTCACGTGCGCGCAGCGTTTGTGTAATGACTGCGTGGTTAGAAACTAAAACATTACCAGCAACTTCAAGTTTTTCGCCGGGAGTTGCAGTTCCGATACCAACGTCACCATCATCAGTAACACGCATTCTTTCAACGTGCGCATTTAAAGAAGATCCAGAAGATACAGCGGGAGGTGCGGTTGCAATGATAACGTCACCGCCAGCACCGGTTCCCGTTCCTTGCGCTCCTGCAATCGTAAGCGTTCCAACTGACATATCAGTATCAGTACCGCTTGACCGCATGGTCATAATTTTTACAGCGTTTGCCGCAGTTTGAGATGCACCACCACGGCCAATTAGCATGGTGTTTATTTGAGCTGTTGAAGATCCGACTGCAAATTCATTACTACCAGCTTTTGCTTCTCGTCCTATTGCTATACAATTAATAGCATTCCCAACATTACCTGTATTTGCGCCAATCCATACAACATTTGCGGCATCGCCGTTAACTCCGGCATTGTGTCCAATAGTAACAGAACTTGAACCTCTATTTAATGCACCAGATCCAATAACTACTAAATTAGACCCTTGATTTACTAAAGTGTTGGCTGCATTTGTACCAATTAATACGTTATTTGTAGAAGTTGTAATAACATTTGCCGCGCCATCTCCAATAATTGTATTTGCAGTGCCAGTTAAGCTTGCTGGTTTACTTCTTCCAAGAATTACAGTATTAGCCGGATATGCGGCACTTGTCGAACCCGTTCCAACTGTCCGCCATTCGGGTGCTGAAGCAGTTGAATACAAAACTTTGTCGTCAGAATACGCTGGTAGCGCGTCTTGTTTTGCATTAAATGTTGACCAATCAGTAGATGATAAATAACCGCTTTGAGCAGAGCCAGCCTGTGCAACAGCAATAGTTACACCAGAACCTAAAACAGCACTAGTTCCACCGCTAATTGTCAAAACACTGGAAGTAGTTTCAGAAAGATTGCCCTTTGTCAATGAAAGGCTTGTACCACTACCAATAACTGCCCCAACGCCCCCGGTAACGGTAATATCACTTGACGTTAAATCGCCAAAGCTTAACGCAGCCTGCTTGTTGTTAAAGGTATTCCAGTCTGTTGAGGACAAATAACCGTCTTGAGCAGCGCCGGACTGCGAGATAGAAATATTTGGTGTTGCGCCACCACTGGATGCTACTGGTGCGCTTGCAGTTACGGCACTAACGCCAGTCGTAAGATTAACCCACGAAAGATTTCCACTACCATCATTTTGAATTACACTGTTTGCTGCTCCCTGTGCCGCCGGTAACTTGACTGTATATGGCGTCGTGGTTGCAGCTGCCTGTAACTTAATTGCACCAGAGGTTGAGCCGTCTAGTGATAACCCGTCAAATGCTGACTCACCACTTGCATCCCGTAAAACCAGCGTAGATGCTGTTGACGCTGCTGTTGCACTATTTAATGATTCAAGTGTAGTTGTGCTTACTGCAGATGCTACTAATTTTTTATTTGCGTCTGAGACAAGTGCTCTCGATGCTGTTAAAGAAGAAAGAATTGCATCAGTTGAATTTAATTGTGATGCCCCACTAGCTGCGGTATTAACAGTAACCAAAACGGCATTTGCAGGAGCTAAGCTGGGTAAACCCACACAACCTAGTAATTGAACTTGACTTGCAACTACAGCACTGCTGTTAAAAGTTGCTCCAGTAAAATCGCACTGATTAAAAACTACAACGCCTAGTAAATTAGCGTCAATAGAGACTGAGCCGGTAAATGTACAATTTTGAAATACGACAAAATTCTGTATAGCATTTTGCAACACAACCGAGCCAAAAACCATATCTCTAAAATAATGTCGGCCAGTTGTTGCGTTAATTGTTAAGCTGTCAGCTAAGAGGTTATATAAATGGATTCGTTCAGCAGTTCCTGAAATTGTTATACTTCGACCTGTATCTAGCCGTGCAAAGTCCACACCACTAGCAGTACTTGGGCCGACAACCTGTAAAGTATTTTGACTTGAAAACGTTAAATTTTCATTATATACGCCATTAGATACCTGTATTCGTTTCCTAGTACCTACAATTGCATTAATGCTGCTTTGAATGGATGCTGGTGCATTAACATAAAAAGTATCTGTTGCTTCATCAATCTTTAAATCTAATTGGCTCTGTAATGCGCTTGTAACGCCTTTTACGTAGGAAAGCTCGGTAAGACTGGGGTAGGTAGCGGTCGATAGTGAAACGACGTTTTTAGAGGCGTCTGAAGCTAAAATTTCACTAGCTGTAAGAGAAGCTAGGTTAATAGCAGACTTGACATACAATGTCTGGGGTCTGGAAGCAGCAGCAGCACCGATGTTATAGCTGGTGTCGTCTGCAAATAAAAGCGATTGGTTGATACTGGTAGGCAGTAAGTTAGCGAGGTCACGGTCAGCTTTGTTAGCTAGGCCGATGAGAACGTCGGTAAAGGTTAATAAGTCAACACCTAAATTAATGGGTGCTACGTTAGGGCTAACTAATTGAAAAATCTTATCTGCGTTGGCGAACCCATCAGATACTGGGACCAGCATGTTTGGAAGAACTTCGTTTGAGTTATTAGCGTCTAGTGACCGGGTAAGAGTGTAATTACTACCAGAAACTGAATATACGTAAATTCCATTTTCAGCAGCATTTGTTTGGCCGCGTAGCAAAACGCGGTCTTTATCGGCTAATGCAATTGTATCGATTGTTAGTGGCGTTGGGGAGTGGGATCCAGTTAACGCTATGTTTTCAGGATTCCCAGTTGCTACGCGTACTGCGTCTTTGTATGTGGCTGACGCTCCGCCTGAAAAAGTCAATAAAAAGGCCATTTCTAAATTCTCCTTGGCTATTTGTTATAATATAGCACAGTTTAAATAAAATGTCAAGTATTTATTTTTTTCTTGACAATTACAATAATTTATGATATAATCCATACTGTCCTTGGGCAGGGTGCTTATGTATAGCATACGTTAGCTATACGTATAGCTATCGTTAGCAGCAGGTCAATAAAGACCTGCTACATGCGCTAACACTTCCACCGGCGGAGAGCTGCTCCCTTAGGCGTTAGCTTGCCATCCTTGCTTGTCGGTCCCTTTACCCCGCTCATTCTAGCACAAAATGACTTTCGACGTTTAGCATCCTTTGAGCCCGGTTTAACCTTGCCGGTAACCGGCGCTTGCAATTTGCTACCCGTTTCTCGATTATACTTACGGCGGTACTCGTCGTTAAGCCCACCCTCGCGAGAGTGTTTGCTCGGAGTATAGCCTACAAACGGATCTTCTGACTTACCCCGACGTCCCGCCTTTGCAAGCCTTAGTTTAGCTTTTAGTTTACTCATTGTTAATTTGCCCCATGCGAATATTATTTGCAATCCGCGAATGAACCCGGTAGCCGCCGGGCCGCCCACCACTTCTAGGAGAAGGGCTGCACTTCTCTTGCAGCCGGGTAGGTGGCACCAATCTAGCCAAACGAATGTCTGGCTTAGGAAGAAAACCGAACTGCAAAGTTCGGGTATTTTAGCATAACTATACCATACAATTGTCCGCTTGTCAAGCTTTTTTTGTTACAAACTTGACATTTTTTTACATTTGTGTCCAATAAGTAACATTTTTAGTAACTTATGTTACATTCGGCGCATGTCGTAACTGCCGTAACTTTGCTATAAATAGGTTAAATACTGTCATTTTGCGACAGTGTCTGCCTCAAATAGGTACAGTTTGCGTATCTAATACCTATTAATTAGGCTGTCGACGCTTGATAGTCCATTGTTTACAGTAAATGTGGTAACAAAGTAGCCTTCCCCTTCCAACCACCCGCCGACGGCCCGCAAAGTGGGATAGAATACGCTCAAAAATAGCCCTAGAATGCCTTACAATCGCTTGCTATCGCATACCCTAGGGGTACCCCACCACCCTATGGTTTGCAATGGTTATAGGGCAATTTCGCCTTTAAGGCAAAATTAGCGATAGTAAGGAGGTAAGGGGTTATTTAGACCCGCCGTTGGTTTAGGCCTAGAAATACACACGTGCCCAAAAGTTTTATAAGACGTTCGTGTGGGGGGGACCATAGCAATTGGTGCTCCACCCCCTAGGGGTTGGGGTGTTTCTTGGGGGATGCAATATTCATGCCCACACAATTGCAACACAATTGCATAACCCATTGATATCATTGCAGAATACCCGTGCGTTTAAATGGCTTATAGGCGATTGCAATTGCAAAGGTATACCTCAGGTACCCTTGAACCTAGGTATAAGTTTGACACTAGTAGCTGAAAGTTTGACGATTGCAATGATTGCTTAGCGATTGCAATGGGTTGGGATGCATGCGATTGCAATGGTGTACATAAGTTCTTCAAGTTTTAACAATTGCACGCGCATATTCACGCTTAATACAGTGGCATGCCGAATGCAGTTAATAATAAACAATATATGAGGTGAAAGATGAAACTCTTAATACTTATAGCAATCTTAAGCATTATAGCTCTGGTTGCACTATATGATAAGAATAAAACGATTGATAATAACTTCAAACGTGAAGTGGAGAAGATGAACCGTGAACTTAACAGTTAAACAACTTAAGGGATTGCAAACGATTGCAATACTTGACGCAATCCTGATAAGCATGCTAATATTATTCTGAGGTGACTTATGAAAGCATATGCGTACTTAATTACAATACTAAGCATAACTCTCTTCTTGGCGCTACTTGTCGCTAACGACAAGATAAACAAACTTAAAGTTGAAGTTCAGAAGTGGGAGAATGTTTTTAAATAACGAAAGGACTACTTATGAGAGAATACAGGCTACAATACGGAAAGTTGAAAGAGGCAGTACTAGCAACACTATACGTTGAGAGCGGTTTTAAAGATGCGTACGTTGCTGAGGCTGTTTTTGAGACGACTGGCGAATACTTAAGCGAGCACGAAATATTGCTACTTGAGGCACAAAATGCAGACCTTATTCACGAGGCATGTTTAGAGCATGCAGAAAGCGAGAATATTTATGAGTGATGGTATACACTTAAAGTTCAAGACGGGCGAAGATCACGATTGGAAAAACTGCGACGACGAAGAATGCCAAGACTGTTGCACGCACGATGAGTTTGACCACTTCATCTGCTTGTATTGCGGCAAAGAGTTTGAGCCCGCAGACTTCTTTGATGAGGATTATGGGGAAGAACGATGAAGACCTATACAATACTTTGGGACTATAATATAACTGTTGCAATAAAAGCTAAGAGTAAAGAAGATGCCCTTAGAATTTTTCTTACTCAATGTGATTGGGTTAGTGAGGGGCATCAAGTCATTGGGTTAGAAGACGTCGTTGACAAAGGCATTAAATCTGATATAGTAAATAAAAAGGAGATATAACATGGGATATACGCACTATTGGAGTTTCACCGCGGCTAAACGTGGCGAGACTGCAAAAATTGAAAAAGCATACCAAGCGGCAATTAAGGATTGCGCAAAAATAGCACGCGCATACTATACCGTCAATGGTGGTCTATCAGGTTATACCGCGCACACGCCAATTGGCTCTTATGGTGGTCTTCTCATCAACGGCAAAGGTGACGATGCTCATGAGCCCTTCTCGATGCGCGAGTACTTTAAGCAAAACCTTGAAGATAATGGTGGTGACTTCTGCAAAACCGCGCGGAAACCGTACGACGTCGTCGTGACCGCATGTTTAATAGTGCTAGCCAATGCTCTACCTAAGAATTTTAGAGTAGATAGTGACGGGACCAAAGGTGATTTTGTCGCAGGCCTTGACTTAGCAAGGCGTGTACTTAAAAAAAGACTTGAAATTCCGTCAAACTTAAGAGACAATACAAGACTAAAGATAATTAATGGAGGTAAATCATGAGTATTCTAAACGCACTAACAGCAACCGAGCCTAGCGCTCGAGTCTCTAGTAAATACCGTTTCATTTCAAGCGGCCAATTCGTTGAGGACATGCGCCTTAACGGTTGGGAATTGACCAATACCGTCAACAGGACTAGAACGGGTTTAGGAAAGCATGCTATGCGCTTTCGAAATCCTGAACTTAAACTAAAGAGCGGTGACTTTCTTGATATAGTAGTCTTGAACTCTCACGATGGGACTAGTTCATTCCAGCTCTCACTCGGCATCTATCGGCTAGTCTGCGCCAATGGTCTAGTGGTCGGTAAAGATATAGTACAGCCTATCTTCATTCGCCACGTGGGTTATGCTGCAGAGAAGGTAAAGACTGCTATAGCGGCTCTCTTAGAGCAGTCCGAGAAGGTGAATAGCTTAGTAGACCAATTGCAGGCACGCATCTTGACCATTGAAGAATACACCGCGTTCGTTAACGCTGCTCTTATCATTCGAGGGTTAACACCTCATAAGGTGACTGCAGAACAATTGCACGTGCCACGACGTGAAGAGGATAAGGGCCTTAACGCATGGGCCGTGCTTAACCGTATTCAAGAATACAGCGTCAATGGGTTCGAGTATACGGACCTAGAGGAGCAGCGCCTTAAGACCGCGCGACGATTGACGGGCGCTCAACCACAAATTAAGGTCAATGGTGCGCTCTTTGACGCAATCACAAAGATTGCCGCCTGAACGTACTGCTACAAAGGGGCAGTCAATTGGGATTGCCCCTTATTTTTCACGAGGTTAACATGTTTTTGGTTCGCAATTCAAAAATCAAAAAGAGCGCTAAGCGCACGTTCAATTTCGGAATCCCTGCTTATCAATCGAATACTGGACTTAAGACGTGCCCGAATGCAGGCGCATGCGCAAAGGGATGCTATGCGCTAGCAGGCGCGTATAGGTTTAGCAACGTGGCGCAGGCCTTTGAGAGACGCTTGACCGCTACTCAAGACGATGCATTCGTTGAACAGATGCTAGCAGATATAGATAAACAACGCGCTGAGAGAATCCGTATTCACGATTCTGGTGACTTCTACAATGAAGAATACCTTGACCGTTGGCTTAGAATAATGCGGGAAAGGCCTGAAGTCGAGTTCTATGCGTACACTAAGATGGTCTCACTGTTTAAGAAACGAGCTAAAGATTTACCTAAGAACTTTACCGTGATTTATTCCTTTGGCGGTACAGAAGACCGTCTCATCGACGTGACTAGAGACCGGCATTCACTAGTATTCGAGAGTGAATTGCAACTAAACGCTGCAGGCTATGCAGATGCGTCAAATCAAGACGACGTGGCGCTTGGCTCTAACCCGCGCATTGGGCTTGTGTACCACGGCACAAAGAAGATTGAGAATACCAATTGGGCGAAAGTGCCTGAATTAAAAAGAAAGGTGGCATAACATGGATGGATATGAGAGTGAACGTTTCACGGTTAACGTCAATGGTGGCGAATACACTGCATATGTATTCTATCATCTTGACGGTGACTGCAGCATTGAAGTAGAAGGGGATTTAGATGCGCCTGCGCACGTATACGATGCAGCATGGGTGCAGGCTGAGAATCTCGGACTACTAGAAGTAGACGGTGATGGAGATTTTGGAGACAATACTTAATTAAAAAAGGAGAATACCATGGGTGCATGTGACATTTACTTTACAATTGGTAAACAAGTGACTGCTCTTAAAGAGCTAGAAGGCTACTTAGAGCGAAAGCAAACTCAAGACCGTGAAGAGAACGGCTCTCAGAGCGGCTATAGCGGGGACTTTCAGACCGTTTCAGGCATCAAGACTGACTTTAGTCAAGTCTTCACTAGCTTTCGGCAGGCTCTTGACCACTGCCTTGAAAAAACAGAGAAGTGGGGAGATGCATTGGCGGTGCATTACTGCGAAATAACCGTGCCACTATCTAAAACACGTGAAAAAATCATTGAGCGCATCAAGGCTATGCAGACTGAAATAGCACAAATACAGATAGTGACCAAAAAAGAAGGCTATAGAACATGCACGAATTGTCGCTCTAAATTGGCCAATTCGCATCTGCACTACAAAACGTGCCCGCTCTGCGACACTAGTCTCTTGAGTGCATCTGAAGAAAAGAAACTAAACAAAAAAACAGAGCAGCTTGAAAAACTAAAGACTAAACGTGACGAGCTGTACAAAAAAGACCACGATGCTGCTCTAAAAAAATATGGGCTTAAAAACGTCAAGACTTTAATTGCTGGATGGGGGGCATGCTAATGAAAAAACTATTATTATTAATTGCAATCGTGCTAAGTGCTGAGTCTGGCGCCACGGAAACGGATAAAGTGGCGCATTTTGGGGTTTCGTACGCGTTACAAACGGGCATGTACGGGCTCTCGAAAAAGGCCTTCAGGCTAAAACGCGACGAGGCTCTAGTGTTTAGCATTGTGACAACCCTACTCGTGACCAGTGCTGCGGAATACATGGGCGGTCCTAACTCGAAAGTGGATGGGAAGGACATACTGGCAAACGGGCTCGGTATAGGTGCGGCCTCGGCTACTATATTAATGTTTGATTTCTAAACTAAAACATGGTATAATATACCAGAAAGGATACATATGTCGATTAAACCTTATTTTGTAAACGGGAAAGCTCGGTACGTTGTAAAGTTGTCACCTTCGTTTAGTGCAGAGGCTGGCAATTTAGCAGCAATTTTAACCCTACTTTTTACATACGGGGGGGAATAGCGATGCATAAATGTAGCATTCTTGGCTGTAAATGGCATTTTGTAACTGAAGAGAAAGCGAAATTGCATTCGGCTACCTCTTGGCATTGCATCCGCTGTGGTTACAGTGACGACAGAGAACTTACGATAGAGAATATTGCAACACCATGCTTAGATTGTGCCTCGAAATCTAAAAAATGTATTCGAGTGGACTTTCGAAAGAAAACCTACGTAGTGTCTGGTCGTCTAAGTGTTAAAGAAGGTGATAGGTGGATTCATTATGAATAGTCTGTTAGCATTAATTGCAGTAATACTAGGTATTATCAATCTGATAATGGGGAGTAAAAAGTCTAGCGCGGAAAGACGAGTACGCGAATTAGAAAAGGAGCATCATGATGAAAAGCTTAAAATTATTCAAAAAGAGCGTGACGCTGCTCGTGATAGGCTGCGTGATTACCTCAACAACTATCGCGGGCCAGAAGGAAAAGCCTAACTGCGATGCGGTTCTGGGAGCGTGTCTTGACTATGCAAAGACACTAGAAGTTGAACGTGATTTTTTGGCTGCCGCAATCAAGCGCCAAGATGAAACGATTAAAGAACTTGAAGACAATCAACCATCGCAACCTTGGTATTTCTGGGTACTGATAGGGGCTGCTAGTGGTATTGTGATAACAGGAGTACGGTAATGGCAAAGTATGACGCAAAATGCGAAAAATGTCAACATGTATTCGAGTACGAGGCGCCGATGTGTAACTCTGGAGACCCCCCGCCGCCGTGTCCCAAGTGTCACCATGAAGAGACTAAAAAACAGTTTGCTTTAAATAGTGGTGGCTTTATCTTAAACGGGCAAGGTTGGTTTAAAAAGGGAGGCTACTGATGGTCTCATCTATACTAGCCGCAGTGTGTGGCGTTGCGCTGAGTACACAAGTCCGCATGTGCACTGCTACTCTGCAACAACTTACTGCCCCATACCACCAGCGTCTTGAAAGTCAATTGACACCTATTGTAGAACATTTTGGGGATAATTATCTTGCAAACGGTATTGCAGTAGGTTATAATATTGGTTACAGGCGACAGATAGACCTTGGGCAGCGTATAAACTATATTGAGGCTGATGCCCGTGTTACGTTAGGACAATCTTATGTAGGTACTCAACTATCTTGGAGATGGTGATGACTTATATTATTATCGTAGTACTATTAATCTATTACATAGTGGTGAAAAAATGAACATAAAAACTGACGACTTAGAACTCTTATTATGGTATCTAAAGAAAGAAAAGGCAGACCATAGTGCAGTAATGCAGGTCACCGCCAATTTTGAACTTATCTTTGAATTTAAGGACGAAAAAGGGCGCGACTGTGAAATTATTATATATGATATGCAGATGCGCAACAAGCCCGTGCGTCTTAAGAAAGAGATGGACTTAGAAACTAGACTTGAAAAGGAGGACAAAGAATGAGCGATGGAATGAGCGAAGCCTTTGGTAGTGCAAGGCGAAAAGAACGAGAGGCAGAGGCAAAGAAGTACATAGTATTCTATGTGCTTAGAGCTACGCCCAAACTTAAAAAGTTTGAGACGCTGAAAGAAGCTAAGAAGTTCGGTGAAAAGATTAACAACATCGACGGCCAGACTGATAGCTGGGTTGATGCAATCGTGAAAGGAAAAGTATTATGTTCACCCGGATACTCGCGTTAGTATTTGTATTAGGCGTTACTCCCTTAACTATGGGAGAAGAAGACGAGCTAAGCGATTATAATATAACTATACCTTATGAACAGCAAGATAAATGGGATTGTATTATAGTTGAAGTCTGTAACTCAGAAGGAGATTGTGAATGGAGAATAACATGTCCATGATTGACTTGGAGGAACCAATGACTAAAGAAGAAACTAAAGAGTTAGCTAAGGCGTTGAAAGACATTAAAGAAGACGGTGTGCTATTGCAAGACGTACTCTTTAAAGTACTGCAGGTAAATGGTTATGTTAGCGTTTATCACAACGACAAGTACATTATCATTGAGAACACTAAAAAGTTTACTAGCAGCGTACCATTGAAGGTACGCACGTTTGATAAGATTGCAAAAGCGTTAGGTTACTCCTTGAAACGGTCATCCAAGTCGGGATGAGAGCTATCATAAGATAGCAGCATAAGCAGGTTGACGCATGCATGGGCTAAGTGGTTGTGACCACTTTCCTCATCGTGCGTCTCGCCTGCATTCCATTTCATCATGTGTCTTTGGGCCGCAGCATAAAGTCTAGACCAAGCCATCCCTTTACGCCAGTTGTGCTCACCATACTTGCTAGCACCGAAGGTTAATACCTCGGCTACTGCAAATAAACTTTCAGAAGGTAACAGGTCCACGCGGACCTTGCCTTCGTCAAACTTTTTTCCTCCGCATTGCGAGACGTTTGCTTGCTGGGGATTTTGCTTTTTGTTTTTCTTCACGTTGCTCTCCCATCTTCATGCATGAACCTTCGCTGCAAGGCTTGGTGCCCGGCACGCGTTTATAGCCTTTCCAGCATCCGCATTTGCGTTTTGCTTTAGCCATACTACTTCTTCTTTCGCATCATAGCAAGGCGCTTAGCTGCAGAGGACGGCTTTGCCTTTGAGTATCCGGCCTCACTCATCGCGATTGCAACGGCTTGCTTTCGGCTTTTAACCTTAGCGCCACTGCTACTCTTAAGTTTTCCTTCTTTGTACTCACCCATTACTTTTTTGATTTTACTTTTGTTTGGCATTCTTCTTTCCTTTCTTTCGTTTGACTTCAGAGCGAGGAAGGTATTCCTCTATATCCTTGTACTCATCGACTCTCTCAATCCATTCTTCTGGCAGCTGCTCACACTTTTCTTTTTGAAATGCATACTCCCCAGCAAGATATTCCCCTATATCAATACCTTGTACGATATAGCCACAGCCTTGCAAGAAGTGTACAAAGGCATCAGCAGCTTCAGTCCATGAAGCTTCTTCTGAAACTTTCATTTGAATATAACTTTCACCATGTTTCTTTTTGAATATCATTATTCCTCCGGAAGTTTAAATTTATCTCGTAGCGTGACGTTAAGACTTGCGTGCTGACTTGGCGCCTGCCACCCACAAATTTTAGAAAGCACTTCAATTGCCTTCAATACCTCACCGGGACGCGTAGTATCATCAATCAAAACATTTACCAATCGTCGTGCGGCCAGTTGTGGGACATTAGGAAACTCTTCTTGAATAGCAGCCGCCAAAGCATTCTGAATCTTAGGGTTAGCTAGCATGATACTGCCAAGAGATTGCGCACTCTTTTCGGTTGTTACATTGTACCCCGCAGCAACCACAGCATCCTTTGCAGACATCCCTTGTGAATGGGCTGCCACAAACTTCTGTTGTTTTACTGTAAGTTGTGGTTTATTTTTCAAATCTTCAGACATAAATTATCTTCGAAACCCCTACCCCATATGTAGTCCATAAATTGCCGACGCTTTTCTTCAGTCTCTTTGTACTCGTTAACAATAAATCCAATGATTAACCAAGGCTCATCTTGTTGATGCTCACTACAATAAGTCATTAAAGTCAATGCTGTTGCATACGGCGCTTTAGAATACTTCACGTATTAACTCCTCGATGATAGCAACTTGATCTTGCAGTTTCTTTTCGTGCTTTTTGCTAGCATACTGGAGCGCAGTTTGTAACCGCTTTAAAAACTCTTCCGCCCTGCCTTTAGGTCCAAGTGCAGTTTGCTCTAAGATGCGTTGGCTTTCGACTGCAATACCGACAGTCGTTAGTTTAACATCCTTCTGTGTGGGTGAAGGGGTATTTGGGTTACTGGCCTTCATCATTGCAGCCGCCTGATTAATCACTTCTTGGCTCGGCACATTCACATTCTGTGGTCGCTCTTTTTCTTTTAAAAACACAAACTCGGAACCGGGAAATTGGGCTCTCAATTCGGCCTCAGAAGTGCACGTGAACGGAAAGCCCGGTGGGTCATCATCCACACTTGAAACCGGGATAGCGCGCCCGGTTGCTATGTCTAATGGGACCGTATATACATTGCCCCTTTGCTGGACGTAAACTTTATTGGCGGGCATGTTCAACCTCTTTTAACCACCGACGTTTGTTAATATTCTTATAGCGCTCGCGGAGAGAAGGGTACTTCATAACATACACCAGCGCATCCTCATACGACTGGTCACGCTTTTTTCGTGTAACCCCTTCCAGAGGCAGACCAAGTTCAAAACGCAAAACGTCCTCGACAGCTTGCGCCAAGACTAATAAGTCTAGGATATGTTTTGGCCTGCCTCTACCACTCATAATACATATTATAGCACAAGCTTATAAAAAGTCAAGCTTTTTTTATAATCGATTGCTATTGTCTATGTTTTATACACATGCAGGGGCTATCGATAGCTATACGTATAGCATACGCTAGCTATACCTCCCCCCAACAACACTTGTTATTTTATCAAAATAAAATAGATTTGTCAAGACTTGTAAATTTAAAAGTCGTAGTGTATAATACAAGTATCTTCACGAAAGGAATACTATGTTTGTTAAACTAGCGTTAGTATGTATGGCTCCGATAATTATTAACAATACCGATAGCTGGACTCCAAGAGATTCAGAGGTAGTAAAAGAAGCAGCTAAACGCTGCGAGATTAATTACCCTGCTGCACCATGTGTTAAGTATTTTATTAAAAAAGCAGAGCTGGATTATCATGTAATCTGTGGCGCACCAGAGCCTGAAGAAAGAGAAGGAGTAGAGATACAATGATTATTTATTTTTATGCAACACAAATGTTTCAAACGTGGGAAAACGGAAAACTTGTGTACGAGGGTCCAAGTTTTGAAATGGCTAAATATGCAACCGTTCCATTTTAAGACTTGCAATGTAAAAATTGGTATGGTATAATACAAGATATGAAAACATTAATACAAGCAATGCAAACAATGGTATCAGAAACAGACCGTGTAAATTATCGAGATCGTCGAGCGCATTATGCGAGCGGCAATCTTACTTGTTTACGTGACCAGTTTTGGCAATGGAAAAAAGAGCCTGAGACAAATCCTACAGATTTTCTCGGCAGCATGAAGATGATGGTTGGTAATGCAATTGAAGATGGGCTAGTTAAGAATTTAATTTCCAGACTACACTTCATTGGTTGGCACATCATCGGGACTCAGGTTCCTGTGGGCGGTAGCAATCCAAACTGGGATGGTTATCTTGATTTGTTAATGGCAACTAAAACTGATTCTGGTTGGGACAAGTTTGTCGTAGAAATCAAATCTAAATCCGGGTTTGGTGCAGATTTATTTTGGCAAAAACCAGAACCATCGCCTGAATATATGACTCAATTGGGTTTATACTTGCGCGATTTACACCACAAAGGGGTAACAAATCATGGGCTCTTTCTTTATTTATTATTGTCTGACAGTA